GACTCGACCGGCACACAGCGCACTTTTGCGGCAACCGACTACGGCGTATCGACGGCGCGGACGCCGGGAGCCATCGTCCTGGAGTATCAGAAGGATTGGCCTACCGACACGCTCCGCAACACGGACCCAATTGAAGTGCAGTTTACGTGCGGCTACGGTCTGCCGACACAGGTACCGCATCAACTGCGCCAGGCGATTCGTATGTTGGCGGCGCATTTTTACGAGCATCGCGAAGCGGTCATCATCGGCACGACCTCCGCGATTGACGAAAAGGAACTGCCGTTTGCGGTCTCGGCGCTGATTGCGCCGTTTCGGGTGTGGTTATGAAAGCAGGCGCCTTGCGACATCTAATCATCATTCAAGAGCCGACGATTGCCGTGGACGCCAACGGCGACCGGACAGACACCTGGACCGAGTACGCGACGACCTGGGCTAGTATCGAGACCGGCAACGGGCGCGAGTTTTTCGCGGCGCGGCAGGTCATGGCCGACCTTACCCACACGATCCGGCTACGGTACGTCGAGGACCTCAAGCCCGAGATGCGGGTTAAGTACGTTGACCAGAAGACCGGGAAGACGCGCTATTTCAACATCCGCACTATCCTGAACCCGGACGAGCGCAGCGAGATGCTGGTCATGCAGGCGTTAGAGGTGCTTATCTAATGGCACGGGCGCGCAATATCAAAGTCGAGGGGCTGGACGAACTGACGCAGCAGTTCAATAAGCTGATGGCCACGGCCGAAGGCCCGGCGCTGCAGGACGCCATTTTGCAGGGTGCGCGAATGCTTGAAGACGAAGTCGAGCGCCGAGCGCCGATTGCGGCGTATCCAACGAAGAGGTTTGGTCACGTTTACAAGCCGGGCGATTTAAAAGAGTCAGTTCAGGCGGCCAAAGGTCGCCAGCATAAAAACTTCCTACAGGCCTACACTTTCACCATGAAAAACCTTGCGCCGCACGCCTACATGGTCGAGTTCGGCACCAAGGCGCACACGATTAAAGGCAAGAAAATGCGCATTCGCGGCGCGGCGTTCAGCTGGCTGGCGCGGCTCGGCGACCAGGTCCGCACAAAGATTCAGCACCCTGGCGCACGGCCCGCGTTTTTTTTCCGCGACTCGATCAAGGCCAAGCGCCTGCAGATCAAGCGACTTATCGAAGCCCGCGCTAAGGCCGCGTTTGAAGCGATCGCGAGGGCCGCGTGAGACTTTACCAGGCGCTGTACAAGTATTTGCAGACGCAAGCGCCAGTAACAGCGCTGGTGGGCACGCGGGTATACGACGCGCACGCGGACCAAGGCCGAGCGACTAAGTACCCGTGCATCGTGGTGGAGATGATTGACGACCAGCAGTTTCATTCCATCGGGGCGAATCCGACGGCAACGCGCCGGCCGATCAACATCTACTGCATGGCGCAGGGCAATGGCAAGGCGAGCGACGACCTGGCCGACATCGTCTACACCGCCATCATGGGCCAGGAAGCGGCCATCACCACGGCCAGCGGCCTAACGGTTCGCAGCACGCACTTGAACGGGCGCAGAAACGAGTACGAAGACGCGCTCGAAACCGACAAGAAACTTTACGCAACGGTCGTGGAGTTTGACATCATCCACGACGTTTAAGGAGCACATATGGCAATTCTCGCTGGCAACGCAGGCAGTTTCCGACTCACCACCAACACAGTGCTAGAGATCGACACATGGACGCTGGACGTGTCTACCGGCCTCGAAGAGACCCAGTCGTTCGGCGACACCTGGAAGGAGCGCACGGCCACCATCCGCGAGTTCAGCGGCACGGCAAGCGGCCGCTTCGACAACGCTGACACCAACGGTCACGTCGCATTGAGCACGGCGTTCCTGGGCGGCACGACGGTTTCGGCGCGGTTTTACGTCAACGGCACGAATTACTACTCTGGAACTTGTTTTGTGCAGGCAAGCCTTAACGCCAGCGAGAACGGGCTGGTGACCGCGAGCTATACGTTCACCGGCAGCGGCGCACTGACGTACACCTAGACCTAGGAGGCCACCATGGCAGTTCTTGCAGGCCGCAACGCAGACATTTACCTCGCCACGGGGGCGGGCACCAGCATGACCGGACAGGCGACGACCGCGCTAGGCGGCGGCGTCTACCAGATCACGCTGGCCGCCCGCCGGGCGATTAACCCCAACGACTCGCTGACCGTCCTTGACGGCGTGACGACTGTTTCGCCAGCGCTCTATCAAGTTGCCTGGGGTAACGGAAAGATTGTTTTCCCGAGCTACACGCCTGCTGGCGCTATTACGATTACCGGCTCGTTCCTGACGTTGTCAAAAGCTGCGCAGGGCACCGACTGGACACTCGATATCACGCCGACGCTGGAAGAGGTCCAGGTGTTTGGCGACGCCTGGAAGTCGCGGGCCGTGGTGCAGCGCGAGGGTACTTGTACCTTTGGCCGGTTTTACGACGACGCGTACTTTGTCACGAACTCGGCCAGCTACTACGTCATTGACCTTTACGCCGACTTTTCGAACACGGTCCGTTGGCGGTTTGGCGCGTCGCAATCGTCCGTGGGCATTAGCGTCGGCGAGAACGAGATCATCCGCGAGAACGTATCTTTCTCGACCATCGGAATCGTAGACTATTAGGTATGAAGACCCTTGCCGACCGCATCTTAGCGGTGCAACTTAAAACGGAAGTGATCGACGTGCCCGAATGGGACGCGAAGATTGGAATCACCGAGATGGACGCTGGCCAACGCATCCGTTTCGGAGAAGATGCGAAGCGCACACCGGCGCTTGCCATGGTGCGGCTGTTGATCGCTTCGGCGTTTGACCCGGAGACGGGTAAGCCGGTGTTCGAGCAGGCCCACCAGGACGCGCTGCTGAAGATGTCCGGCAGCGTGATCGACCGCGTTGTAACGGAAATCTGCCGCATCTCTGGCCTAACCGAGAACGCGGCGGCTGAAGCCACAAAAAACTAACCGGCGAGCGTAAGTTTGCGTTTGCGCTCGCCGAGCACCTACACATGACGGTTGGTCAGTTGTTGGCGACGATGTCATCGAGCGAGTTTTCCGAATGGGGAGCGTATCTGGACATGAAGCACCAGGAGCAGGAAAAGGCATCGAAAGAAGCGGCGGCTAAGGCGCGAGGTCGCCGCTAATGCCTGTTCTGAGCAACCTGATCGTTCGCATCGGGGCATCGACCGACGACTTCGATAAAAAGGTCAACACCAGCCTGAATAAAATCAAGCGCTTCGGTGCGGATGTGGCGCAGGCCGGGCAGGCGTTGTCTATTGGCATAACTGCGCCACTGGCAGGGGTGGCGGCGGGGGCTTTGGCTGCTGCTGCCAAGATGGAATCGCTGGGAAACGGCCTAGCCGCTACCATGAAGTCCACCAAGGCGGCCGCCGAGGAAATGGAGCGGCTCAAAGAGGTGGCAAAGCTACCCGGCCTGAATCTGGAAGACGCCGTTAAGGGCTCAATCAGGCTGCAGGTGCTCGGCAACAGCGCCGATGAATCGCGTCGAATCATGATGGAGCTGGGGAACGCCCTGGCCGTAGTTGGTGGCGGCAAGGAAGATTTTAGCGAGGTTATCAAGCAGCTTTCGCAGCTGGGCGCGGCGGGAAAGGTGACGAAAGAAAACCTAGACCCGATCATCGAGCGTATCCCGCAGATTGCCGCGATCATCAAGGAAAAGTTTGGACCGGCGGCGATTGGTGATCCAGCCAAAGTCTTTGAGAATATGGGGATTAGCTCTCAGCAGTTTATCCGCATTATCACGAGCGAGCTGGGCAAGAGCGAGAGGGCTACTGCAGGGGCCAAGACGGCGTTTGAGAATTTGCAGGAAGCAACGGCCCAGGCAACGGCGGAGTTTGGCAAGGCGCTGCTTCCAGTTGGGCAGAGAGTAATCGACGAGTTTTTAAATCCTGGCGTTGAGCGCGCGAAGGCGCTGGCCGATTCGTTTAACGGTCTGTCGGACAGCAGCAAAACGGCAGTGATTGAGATGGCTGCATTTGCCGCGGCGCTGCCGGTGGCAATTCTGGCGCTTGGCACAATGGCCGAAAAGATTGCCGCCATTATTCAGGGCGCCATGAAGTTTAGGGTCGCCATTGCCGCTGCTATCGGCGTGGTCGGCGCGTTTGGCGCGGCGCTCAACGCGCAGGTGCTGGCCATGGCTGGCGTAGCGGCGGGGACGCAAGCGGCGACGCTTGCGATTGGTGCGTTTTCGGCGGCTGCCACCGTGGCTGTCGCCAGCTTGGCGGTTTTGGCGTATGCGGGATACGAATTGTATGACGCGCAGAGCCAGGTGGATCGGTCAACTAAAAGCCTTTCGGATAGCACTGAGATGCTACTGAAAAAGCTGCGCGACAAGCAGCCTTGGAACAACACCGAAGTTTCTAGGCTGACGACTGCGTATCGAGAAGGCAAGTTGACTCTTGAAGAGTTCAATACCAAACTGCGCGCTGTGGCCAAGCGACTGAGCGGCCAGGGGAAGGTCGCCGCGGAAGCAAAAACCGGCATCGACGCTACGACCATTTCATATCAGTCGGTTGCAGCGGCCGCAGCCGAGGCAACCAAAGCGGTGCAACTGTACGGCAAAGGCGCGGTCATGACCTACCAGGAGGAGGCCAACACTGCGATCTTGAAAGAGCGGCTTTCGCTGTTGCAGTCTGACTACAACACCAAGCTGCATGACGGCGTGAAAGCACTGGTGCAGTATGGAAGTGCCGCGGCAGCAGCAGCCGCCGCGCTGCAAGAAATGCGCATTACAGAGCCGCCGCCGATAATCGGTGGCCTGGAAACGGACGTGCGCAAGTTGCCCCGGCCAACCAACCTTCCCGGCCTGCCGGGCGAGGCCGTACTTACGGGCGCGGAGCAGGCCCGGTCCGCCAAGCGCAACGCCGAGATGATAAAGATTCTGTCGCGAGACGCAGCAGGCGACTGGAAAAAAACGCAACAGGCCATCTCCCGGCAGGTCTCCACCATTGTTACTGACCTGTCGCGCGGCCTGGCCGACATCATCGTAAGCGGCGGCAAGGTGGGGCAGAAATTCGAGGAGTTGGGCAAGCAGATAGCCAAGAGCTTGATCCGTACTGTTATTGAAAACGGCATCAACCAAGTCATAAAGGCGCTGGGCGGGCTGCTATCCAATCTCGGCGGCGTAGCCGGGGCCATCGGCGGGTTGTTTGGCGGCACGGCGAAGGCGGCTACGTCGGCCATCCCCGGCGTTGTGGGTGGCGCGGCAAGCGCAGCGGGCGCTGCGGTTCCGGCCGTGGCTGGCGGCGCGTCTACGGCTGTCGGTGGAGCGGCAGCGGCAGCGTCCGGCGGAGCAACGGCGATTGTAGGCGCGGTGGCCGGGGTAGCCTCGGCTATCAGCGGCATCATTGGGAACTTCCAGTTTGCGGCGATGAACAAGACGCTTGACTTAATCGAGAAGGAAGTCCGCTACTCGCAGATCCACCTTTTGCACCTGCTTGAAAAAAACAATGAGTACCTGCCGAAGCTGAAAGATATTTGGGAGTCGCTGATTCGCATGGAGACGCGCCAGATGGGGTTGGCTGGCGGCGGCGGGGCGGTGACAATTAATATCAGCACGACCGGCGACACGCGGCAGCTGCTCGACGCCTTGACCCGTGAATTGAAGCTTCTGGGCGTGATACCGCAATGAGCATCGACGTTTACATCGGCGGAAGCATTCGCGAGATTGTTCCGTACACTTTGTCGCTGTCGGCGACATTGGGCAACCGGGCTACGTTTGGTTGTCGCGTGGTATCCACCAGCGGCGCATATCGGCCGCAGCAGGGCCAGTTGGTCGAGATCTGGACCGGTGGCAACAAGCTCTGGGCGGGCAGCATCGACGAAGTTTCCGAAGTCTCGATCACCGAAGCAGGCGCGGCGGCAGGCGCGTTCTACGAAATCAGCGGCATCACCTGGGAGCAGCGGCTCGACCGGCGGCGGTGCTTCAATCCATCAACGGCGCTTCCCGCGCACTACGACGGCAGCTTCGTTTACACAGCCGACGCCAGCACGAATACGCTCACCACGGCGTCCGCGCATGGCAGGG